TAGTAATGGTAATAGTAGTTGAAGAAGGAATCGTTGTAACCATGAATTTAACATCATCAAAATCAGCAGCTACATAATTTGAATTGGTAATAGTTGTAAAATTATCTAAATAAATAATATCTCCAGCTCCCATTCCATGATCTGTGGCAAATGTAATAGTTACTTCAGTGGATGCATTAGTAGTGGTAAAGGCATTTGTTAAAGTAGTAGTGGTTTTAATAGGATGAATGTCATAAAAAACACCTCCTGTATAGACATATAAAATTCTATTGGTTCCTATGGCAGAATATTTAAATCCTGAACTATTGATAAATTGATGTTGGGCTCTAGCAGCTCCCGTTAGAAAATTTTCTCCTAACTGAGACCAGCCTCCTACTTTCTCGGCAGTTCCATATCTAAATCGTACATAATCTCCCCCAGTCCATTGTCCTTCAGCGCCTGTGGGAGTAACTTGTTTATTGAATCCGGGTAAAAATTCTATTTTTTGTAGCATAAAAATCCTTTTTTATAACTATAACAGATTGTGGGGATAATCAACAGATTTAAAGCAGGAGACGTCTGTGGTGGAGTTGCCTCCTGCCAGATTATTTTATATACTATTTTTTAGGTAATGTAAACCCTTTATACCATGCTGGAAGTCCTAGGAAAGGACGTTTATCAAATTCATTTTCTTTAGCTGTTTTAGAACCCTTTTTATTATAATGTAAAAATACCTGAGCACAGTTTTTACCAGTAAATTCTTCTCGCCAATGTTCAAGATCACATCCAGAATATATAAGCATGTCCCCTGGTTCCAGATCTACTTTAATACCGGCCTGACCTACCCTTCCAGAAGGATCTAGATAAATAGGCCACTGCTCGCCCCCTAGGTTTAGTGTAGTAGATATTTCACAGGAGAATCTGTCCTTATGTCTAGCAAGAACATCTCCTTTTTTATAAATCCTTGCATAAGAATAAGTAGGAGATAATTTTAAACCTGTATATTTTTCCATAAGGGGTTGTACTTTTTGAAGTAGAGTTTCCATAACTGTATCCGCATAATGAGAATAAGTGTTTGGTACCTGCTGATCATTCCATACTCCCCAATAGTCTGTAAAGGGAGAAATGTATTTTTGATCAAACAAAAATCTGGCAACTTTTCTTTTATTTAAAAAATAAGCAAAAGCAAAATCTGCTATCTCTCTTGAGATAATTTTTTTCATAACTACATATTTATTTTTTTTGAATGACATTTTTTCCCTTCTTTAATTTATTCTCTATTAAAGTCTCAACAAAATCTGGGTTACGTTTTTTAGGGTGCTGTCCTAGCGTTGCATGAATATACGCAGCTCGAACTGGATCGATGTCCTTTAGTTTAATAATATTAATTACTTTATGTTTTTTGGACATTTAATACTCCTTTCGGGATAGCTTGGCAGTTCCAATGTATAAATCTAAATGGTTCATAACCCATATCAACCGTGTACATATGAGGCAGATACGACGGAAAGAAAATTAGCCTTCCAGGTTTTACTTCATAATTAACTTGATGACTAGCATAAGTTATTTTAGTTGTATCTTTTTGAGGTAAAAGATTCATTACATTCCCGGGCCTTGGATCTTCAAATATAGGTCGTGATGTTTTCTCACTAGCTTTTAAAAAATAAAATCCGGAGATATGACCATTCCAGTGAGTGTGTAAGCTATGTTGACCTGCACCTTTTTGAGCAAACTCCTGCACCCACATTTCAGTTATAAAAATTTGATGGTTATCCATACTAAAACCCATCTCTATTAAAAGATTATGGGCTGTGGCACCTATGTAATTAGTTAATTGGTTAAAGTTAGGATCCCCAATTAAAGAGTTGGAATGAAATACATTGCCCATATCTCCTCTGTCGCCAAACTTTTTATTTCTTTTAGCTATATCTTTTTTTAAATTTTTCTTGGCTGTTTCAATATAAGGATCGGATGTTTTATTTAAGTCATCAACAAATTGAGGGACATCTGCAAACCATATAGGACATTGAAAATAGTCTTCTCTGGTTAATTGTGTTGGAAATGTTTCGGCACTTCCGCAAGACATCTTATCTAATTCTTTTTGATTTTTTTTCTTCTTCATTTAAATGGCCAGCCTAAACTCCACATCACTAAACTATGTCTGGTTCCTTTTTTAACTGGACATACTCTATGCCAAACAAATCCAGGAAACACTACTAAAGATCCTTTAGATAATATCTCTTTACATTTATGTATACTTGGTTTTTTATCGGGATCTAAATTTCTAAAATCAAATTCTAATTCGCCACCTTTGTAATCTTTTTCGTCCGATAAAGTTAATGTCACAGACAGCTTTCTAACTTTTCCATGAGAAGGATCTCCTTCTTTTCTTTGATATGGTTTATCCCAGCCGTCACAATGCCAGTCATAATACTGGCCTTTATTATATTTAGTAAATTGACAAGATTCTGAAAAATCCCACTGGAAATTCCAACCGGCACTCGCATTTGCTTGATGAACATAAGGTTGTATTTCTTTATAAATCCAACGATCATTCATCCAAACAATATTTGAATCTCTTTTCTTTTTTAAATCTTTAACTTGTTGTTGATTTAATTGTTTTGAATTTCCATAACCACCCGTAAGTGCCATCTGATCTTGCAGTTGTTTTCCATAACGAATAATATCATCACAGATTCTAGCAGGAACTGCTGATTTAAAATACCAAAAATAATTCGTTAAGTTCATATGTCTTTATAAACGTATTATATCACAAATTAAAGAGAGAGTAAATAGAATTAAGAAATTGTTAATGTTCCAGTAACTATAAATTTAGCTAGCTTATCACCGCCCGGATGTGCTGATGCTGTATTAGATCCTGGTGTTACAGCAAAAGAAACGCCTGAAGGTCCTCTAATAACTACAATGCCTGGTCCGCCTGCAGCTTGAGTTACTGCTGTACTTGGATAAGTACCACCTCCACCTGCACCGCCACCAGTGTTAGCTGTTCCGTCTGTTCCTTTTGTTTGAGGTTCTGTATTTCCACCAAATCCAGCTCCTCCACCTCCGGATCCACCGGCGCCTCCTGGAGAGCAGTCTCCACCACCGCCGCCACCACCAGCGTAGGAAGTATCCGGCCCTAAAATTGTATTTGGTGCTCCTGCACCTCCGGCTCCACCACTTCCACCACTAGCATTTGATCCAACAGCGGTTGCTCCACCACCGCCACCACCAGAATTTGCACTCGGTCCTGATCCACCACCTGCTCCTCCGGTATTTCCTTGAGGAGGAACTCTAGTAGGAGTATTTCCTGCAGCTCCTGGGTTAGCTGATAATCTTCCACCACCACCTGATCCTCCAGCAGTATTAGTACCAGGAGCCATCATACCTCCTGAACCACCATCTGATGTTATAGCATCAGTCATGTCTGTTCCACCTGGATTAAAAATTGAATTAGTTCCTGAAGTACCTTGTCCACTAGGTGTGCTACCAGGTCCACCAGCTCCACCTCCACCAACTGTTACATCATACGCTCCCCACTCTACAGTTAATGTACATCCTTGAAGAGGAGAAGGTCCATAACCAGAAGCACGATAGCCTCCAGCTCCAGCTCCGCCACCTTTCCAACCAAAACCTCCGCCACCACCAGCGACTACTAAATAATCTAAACTTGCTACATTGGTCCACCATGTTCCTGCTTGTTGAGCTTGAAATTGTGATTGCATTGACCACACACCACTTGCACTATTTAATTCTTTTACTATGACGACGCCTGATCCACCACTACCGGCACATGAAGCACCATTTCTACCAGCTCCACCGCCACCGCCTCCAGTATTAACGCCTCCTGCAACTGCATCAGTACCTACAGGATTGCAGCCTCCAGCTCCACCACCACCAGATCCTCCAGAACCACCAGAACTGTTTCCACCTCCACCGCCACCACCAGCATAAGTGCATCCTGTTAGAGGTAATGTTGAACCAGCTCCACCAGCTCCACCATTCGCATTTGGACTATCAGCTGCTGCTGTGCCAACTGCACCAGCCCCACCACCTCCACCACCAGCAAAAGCTTGGGTTGAAGAACTTGTACCACCACCATCATTTCCCTGAGGACCACCTGTACCACCTGATCCCGGAGTTTGAGGGCCGGCACTTGAACCACCACCACCTCCTGAACCTAAAGGTGCTGGAGCACCAGCTGCTGAAGGAGAAGGTGCTGTTGCACCTCCTGCACCACCTAATCCGGCAGTGTATGTAGTACATCCTATAACTAAAGTTGAATTATTTCCTGGGTTTCCTTGAGCTGCAGGGATATTAGTATTTCTAGTTCCGCCTGCTCCGACTACAGCTGCCCCTAAAGCAACTCCTCCGCCAACAGGTATTAAACAAGAAGTTAGAAAACCACCAGCTCCACCACCACCTGCTCCACCATCAAAGGGGGGTCCATCATTAGCACCACCAGAACCTCCACCACCTCCTACTAAAATATTAACAAGTCTTGTACCTGGTTGAGTTGCAGCTAAAGCTGGATTTGTAGGTCCACTTGCTGTGATTGTTGTAACTATATCCTTCCCGAAAGAAGAATTGTTTAATTTTTGAGTCTCCTTATGCGGATACCCAAGTTAGACCTGATGCATCCCAATTGAAATTATTAACTGGATCTGAATCATCAGTCGCAGTCCATTTTAATCCTTCTTCATCCCAAGCTATATTTTTATCTGTAGTATCAGTTGGATATGTAACTGGAGCTTGCCAGTCATCATTTTCATCTAATGCCCAAGATGTAAAAGGTTGAGGTGAAATAAATTTGTCTTTTGCGGAATCAAAAGTATAACCTTTGCCGCAATATTGTTTTCTAAAATTGTTATTGTAAGAAGTTTGTTTCCAAGTTCCACCTTTGAAAAAATTAATACACCATGTTTCTCCGTCAACATGCATGTCGTTCTCCCCTAAAGGTCCAGCTGCTGTTGTAACATCGTTACCTACAACAACTACTCTTTTTACTATATTACTACCATCTAGTTCGGCGAAATGTGCCATATGTCTACTCCTTAGAAATTCATTTATATTTTAGTTTTAACTTATTGTCAACGTACCAGTTTTAGACCCAAGTCCCATTTTTTACGAAATTATATACGGTGTTCATTTGCCAAACACCCGGTGCAGTTCTTGGTACTGTAGGTTCTTTTATGAGAATTAATCCTGAGCCACCAGTTCCAGCTGCTCCTGGATCATTTCCTAATCCTCCACCGCCACCACCAGTATTTACTGTTCCACTAACTCCACATACGGGCCCTTCTCTAGAACTTCCAGCTCCACCACCGCCAGCACCACCAGCTCCTCCCGAAGAAGGGGCAGTAGCATTAGCTCCGCCACCGCCGCCACCACCAACATATGTTACGGGTGCTCCTGGATAAGTAGGAGAAAAACAAGTTCCTGCTCCACCAGCTCCACCAATTCTTGCATCAGGTGCATTACTTCCTGCAGCAGTGTGTCCACCACCCCCACCAGATCCTGCAACAAAAGCAGGTTCTGCGGGAAAACCATCTCCACCATCATTTCCTTGAGGCCCACCTAAAGGTGCTGGAACTGCGGGAGTATTTCCTGCTCCACCCTGCAAGACAGAACAAGGTCCTCCTGGCGGGCTAACAGGGGCATAAAGACCTGCTCCTCCACCACCTGATCCTCCAGTTGTTGATGATGCATCAGATTTATTTGTACCTTTTCCTCCAGCTGTTGAAGTGTAAGTAGTACAACCAATTATTAAAGTAGAAGGAGTGCCTGAAGAAGCTACATATGAATTTGGTGCAGAAGCTCCTGCGCCACCTGCTCCGATTGTAGCTGCTCCTAAAGCAGCTCCTCCGGTAACAGGTATCGCTGGTATATTTGCAAAACCGCCAGCGCCACCACCACCACCTTGAGAAGCTCCCCCGCCACCACCGGCACCAAGTAATACATCAATGGATGTTGTTAGAGGTTGAGTTGCAGCTAGAGCCGGATTTGTAGGTCCACTTGCTGTGATTGTTGTGATTACTTCTGCTTGACCGCATTGTACAGTGTTAACAGGTCCAATTATTCCGCCATTGCCAGCCATAATCTAAACCTCCTAGTCGATTAACGTTTCATAAGATATGAATAAATCTAATGTTGAAGAAGCGCTTGTTCCGCCATTTAATGTATCATCTTCCATAAGATAGATAGGTGTATCTGAAACAACTAATGAAGCATTAGCTGGAACTGAAATAACTTTTGCTAAATAAACTGTTGCGTCCCCACCAGCAACTGTAACACCTGTTGTACCTGATCCCATGCCACCAACATATAAACTTAAATTCGCTGCATCTGTAGCATGAACATTCGTGCAAACAATTCTATTAATTTTTAAAACGTATTCAGTGGTAACATTTAATAATTCTGTAGTTAACGTTGTTCCTAAATTCCAACCGGCATTACCACCGAGAATGGTTGCGACTGATACTATATTTGGGTTTGCCATAATTTAATTCCTTTGTTTTTTTATCCGAAAATCATTGCCATTGCAATAGCTTTCCCTGTTGAGATTCCGGCTGCTGACCAGGATAAAGTTCCAGAAGCATTAGAGGTTAAGGCATAGCCAGAAGTCGTTGCATCTGCTGCCGGTAAAACCCATGTTACTGCTCCTGATACAGTAGTCGGCGCTTTAAATCCAACAGCTGCTGAATTATCAGC